CTTGATGTAGTTGGTAAACCACTGTGTACCATCCACATAAATCCAAGCCATCTTTTTGCAACCATACCACCTTTATATGGTAATTCATCTGGTCCGATAAAATCAGCATCAGCAAATGCATTGATATTTAGTAAATCTACCCAACCATCAGGTGATACAACAAAGTATCTTTCACCATCATCAGGTATATCATTTTCACCCATTGAAGAAAATACTGTGTTAATCTTAGTTAGTGTAAGACCATCAGAGCCACTTTCTGTTTGTGTGTTTGATGTACCATCAAGAGCAGTTGTTATTAGTTCGTCAGTTTTTCTTCCTAACGCACCAGCACTACTTTGTGCAACAACCATTCTTTCGTCTATGTTAGTCTTAAGTTCATCTAATCTATCAACATAATCTGCACTATAGTAATCACTTAGTGTTGCAGTTACGTTTGTATGATCGATATTCATTATTGGTACTTGTCCATGTCTTGATTTCTGAACAGCAGAACCTTTGCCTACTTTTTGAAAAACTGTTTGATTACCATTTACGTTTGGTTTCTGTCTAATGGTATCTTTGAGTTTAGAACCCATTCTTTGATAAGCCATATGGACATCACTCTCAAACTGTTTAATAAAAGCAGTAGAAATTGATATAGCCAATTTACTCTCCTTATAAAAATTAATAAAAACAACATTGAGATTGTCGAGCTTATCTTCTGTCCAGTTGTCCGAATGGGCTAAACTCCGATAATTTCGGTCTACTAAACTACATATACTTAATTTTTATTAGTTTTGCAACGAGAAAATTTTATAAAATTTAAATTTTTTCTTGTAATAGGAACTTTATCAAACTTACAATCAAGGTATTGTAGTAAACGAATTGCTTTTTCATTACCTAACCACACGTAATTATACAAATAATTGTAAGGTTTCTGTAAAGTATCTGTCCATTGTTTACTTAAAAAAGCTAGTTTTTGTGGTCTTGTAAATGCTTTATCTGTTGCTAACATCCAAAGTCTTGCTACTCCCATACCTTCACTTACAGTTCCAAACATTAATACTGGTTCTTTATCATAAAACAAAGTAAATGTTTGAGCATCATCATGTGTTACAGGATATACTAATGCTTCATAAGGTTTATGTCCAAGAGCCAATACTTCTTTAACATCTTGTTCTCTCATGTTGTCTGCTATGTATCTTGCATCACTTAATTTAGAAGGCTTAACTAACCATACTAAATTATCTATAGAGTTTTTCAAATGCTTCGTTTATTTGTTTTACATAGTTATCATCTCTATGTGTTGGATGCCAATACTTAACATCTTTCATCATAACTTCAAGGTCTGCTCTTGTTTTTCCTGAAGTTAAACTTGCTTCACCTTCTAAAGATACTGTTGTTTGTGCCATAGCTATCATTTTTTCTACAGCTTGTACTCCTTCAGCAGTGGTACAAATATTTGATATAGCAAGTCTTTCACCTTCATTGAAGTTTTTATTAGTCCATAGACTTACTGCTTCTAATCTTTGTGTAGCATTTTCACCAAGTTTTGCTAACTCAGCTTTCTCATCAAACTGTGGTTGTGATTTAATAAATAAATCAATACCAGCATTAAAAGCATCTTGGTTTAATTTATTATCATGACAATATTTTTTCCATCCTTCCATTAAAGGTGTTTCAGTATTATATTGTTCTGGTATTTCAGGTAATATATATTTGTCTGGTGCTTCTGGAATACTTTTTAATTGCTCTTGTTCTATTTCAGTTTTTATTTCTGTAGTTAGTTCTTCTTTTTTTCTTGATGATAACTTTTCTAATTCAGCATAAGACTTACTTAAATTCTCATAATCCGGATTTCCATCATTCCAAAACTTTTCTGGTAGCCACTCTGGTCTTTCTGCTACTTCTCCTACTTCATTTTTAGTTTCCTGTTCTGTGTTTATTAGACTCTCTTGCTCTGACATTTTTGCCCTCCTTTATACGTTGTTCAATAATACCAACTAGAAATCTCATACCTTCTCTTTGTCTAAGTTCTTGATCAGATATATTAAATCCAGCTACACTTTCGATTGTTATACTTCTCAAATACTTTAATGTTTCTACACCAGCATCAGTCACAAAACAAGACAGAACTGTGCTATTAAGTTTATCTTCATTACCTTGAGATCTCCTTACTCCATCAATACTAACTTGTAGGGGTTTCTTGTCCTTCATTACCTTGCTGTGCCATTTGTTGTTGCATCTGTTGTTGTTGCTGAATAGCTTGTGTCATTTGTGCAATAGTTTCATTCATTTGCTCTTTACTTCTAATTAATCTTGCTGGTATTCCAAACTTTTCTGCTAAAAATTTAGTAGCTTCGTTATTATCTACTAATAAATTTACAAGTTGTGGTCCAAATCTAGCTTGAACTAATTCTAAAAATCTATTGAATCCTGATATATCTTGATTTGCTTGTGCTTGTGCAAGTGGAGATGTAGATAAAACTTTTATTTCTCTGCCATTTACTGTTGGTATATCTATTCTACCTTGCTTTTTAAGTATATGTATTACTCTTTGTAATACAGGTGTTACCATTTCTGCTTGTAATCTGCCAAAAGAAGAACCTATCTGCCTTGATAAATCTGCCATACGTTCTGCTACTTCTGTTGCAGACATTGGTGTTGTATTTGGATCTCCAAGCATTTCATTATATAATGCTTTCTTTATATTTGTACGCATATCTTTTAATACTAAATCAGCAACATCAAATCTTCCAGCTGGTGTAATTGGTTCTAGTCCTCGAGATGATGGGGAACGTGGTATTATTGTGCCTGGTAGGAGTTGTATGGTGTCCACATTGATAATCCCATCATCTTCGATTTGATACATACCAGATATAGACATCTGTGCATTTTCTAGTATCATTTCTATTACCAAGTTACAGGTTTTTACTGCTGGTAAACTATTAAGAAGTGGACCACGACCATATACTTCACCAGCGGCTTTACTCCAGCGAAATACTACATATGGATTAGATCCTTCTCCTTTAAATTCTTTTCTATCATAAACGTGCTGTGGATTAGTACCAAAAATAGTACAATCATATTTCTCAACATTTGGTGTATCATAATTTCTAGATACACATTCTACTATCTGCACAAATAAATCTTTACCATTATCTAATTGTCTTTGTATTTCTAAAGGTAAAACAGCATTAGGATATATAAGTTTAATATTTGATGCTTTTATTTTTCTAGTTCTATATATTGTATCAACAGTATCATTCGGTCCTGTATCTAAAGTTAATCTTGATAGTGGCACAGCAGTAAACCTGACAGGTCTTACTGCATCTCCTTCTTCTACTAGCAAAGCACCTGTACCTACAGCTAGATCCAAAAATGATTCATGCACTTCTTGTGAGAAATTACTATTTTGCAATACTTCAAATATATAATTTGTAACTCCATCTAATGCTTCATTAGTTGCTTTACGATCATCTGGTGGTACTTCACTACCAGCAATCAATTCTGCCCACCTTGCAAAGTTAGGAACAATACCAGCTTGTAGTCTTGATGCAAACTCTTGTACACCAACCACAGCAGTTTCATCAAATATCTTATCTGTTTTACTTTGCCCAGCAGTTGTTGGATAAAAACTTTCTCTTGCTGGTAGAGCATACTCAAAACATTCTTCAAATGTTGGTCGCCATAATTCTTTTATACTTTCTGCTCTCTTATATCTAGCCAACATAGATTCAAGATTATTCATTTCTTTAAAAAGTGGTTCTGGAACGATTGCTACCATATTATCCTAAGTTTGTGTTTTGTGTTGTGTTTGTTAAATATCCAGCACCAGAAGATGATAATAAACTTCTTCTACCAAATCCTTGTAATAATCTTTGCCTACGTGCTTGTGTTGCTTGTTGTTGCATTTGCAATCCTTGTTTTCTATCTTTTTCTAACTTATCAGCAATAGATGGATCAGGTGGTGGTGGTGGTGGAATGTATGGCATACTAGGTTTGCCACCAAAAATATTTCCTATACACATATATACTCCTTTACATTCTTGAACGAATATCAAAAATATTCCATTTCTTTCTTATATTCTTTTTTGACTCTCTTGTAAAGACATCAAAATGAGTTTTTGCTTGTACTACTTTTGACTCCTGTTGATTGCCTGTAATTTTTTTACCTTCACCAGCTCCTAATAATAAATATTGAAGTGCATCATGTACGTGTGAATAATCATTCTTATCTGGTTTTTCTGTATATCTTTCACCAGATACTTGTAGTCTTTTATATTGATACCCACCAGCAAAACCTTTTATTAAATGTTTACAACTCTTATCAATAAGCATAGCTGGTTTTCCTTCTATTAATCTAGTAAGTGGTGCATTTACTGCTTCAAGTCTTAGACTTACATCATTAGATGGTGCTGGATATGCTTTAATACCAGCACCACGTAATATCTGAAAAGGTGTAGACTCATCTGTTTGTGCCCTGTAATCTCCAGCTGGATCTCCAATTATTTTTGCTATTATTTTTTTATTATATTTACTTTGTATCATTTGTCTTAATACTTCAGAAAATTTTACCATACCCATATCTCTTGCTACAATTTCATCTAAGATTAACCAACGACCTCTTACTTGTTGTGCAAATACACAAGCTGGTGTAAGACCAAAGTCTATTCCTACATAGTATGGAACTTCTGCTGGTATGATTGGTTCTGATGCTACATGAGTATCCATAGAAAAATCTTTATATACAGGTTTACCATCTTCTATTGTTCCTAAACGATTCATTACATACACATCAATCCAACTTTTTGTTTTTCCTCTAACTATAGATTGATAGTAATCACTTCGTAGATTTTTTGCATTTTCTGCTTTCTTACTTGGTTCATATCGTTCTACTTCTTTATTTACATTTTTTACTTCTTGCATACCTGGTGGTTGTATAAAAAATTTCCAGTTATCAGGTTTTACTAACATCATTATTTCTTCTTTTGACAAGTGGTCTGGTGGAGGAACTTCTCCACTCATTACACTCCACCAATGATCTTCATCTGGTGCATTAGTGTCTGCTATTACACCATACCAACTCGGTCCACCATCTTTCATAGAAGGGTATCTGCCTACACGCATTGTACCAGCATCTATAATTGGCTTTGC